TGCATGTGCCGCGTGGTATTTGATCCGATAGACGAGAGGATCGTATGACTGAGACGATTGAGCTAACCAACGAACGCGGTGAAGTCCGCACATATGAAACCGTCGCGTCGCGGTTGGCTCGATTCCGAGCGGATAAGCCTGAGTGGTCTATCATCAGCGAGCTAATTGCGTGTGATGATGAAGTTGTCCGCATTCGCGTCAGCATTGGATGGGTTGGAGACGATGGCAAGATTCGAGTTATTGCTAGTGCATCCGCCGAAGAGTACCGGTCGGACGTGGGAGTTAATGCTACATCGTGCCTTGAAAACTGCGAAACATCGGCACTTGGGAGGGCTTTGGCTTTTGTCGGGTACGGTAGTCCGACCAGCATTGCGTCTGCGGAGGAAATACAAGGCGCGAAGCGTAAGGCGGCGGTTATCGCTGAGGCAAAGCCGGGTGCGCTGATTCTCCTACAGCAAGCCTCCAAAAAGGGCGCTCAGGAGCTTCGGCGGGTCTGGGAGGATGTACTGTCCAAGGAAGATCGGCAAGCCTGTAGAGGGCATTTGGCAAGGCTTAAAAGGGAAGCCGAGAAAGTAGGAGGGCAGCATGACAGCCCCACTGAGGCGTAATGGTGCGTTTGTGCAGCAGATCGTCCGTGGATGCGAGAGCAAGAATCGCTATCCGGACGAAATCACGGCACGGGCGGCAGGCGCGATGTTCTGCGAACTGCGTGAGATCAAGTTGTGGGTCTACCAGTGCAAATTCTGTAAGGGATGGCACCTGACGAGCCATCCACCGTCAACGCGATACGAAAGAGAAGTCAGGGACGTTAATTACTATCTCAGAGGAAAGTATGAATCAGAAACAGGCAAAATCCATTCGTGCGATGCTGAAATATCACGGTGTGAACCCAAGGGAAGTGACTCTGGTTGAACCACGCAAGGAAGTCACTGGACCTAACGGATGGCACTGGCGCGAATACAAGCTGGACAAGAATTGTGGACGTGCCCTATACCTGCACCATAAGAGGCGCTATGAAAACATGCGACATATGCGAGCGTAAGCATCACGCAAGGGGCTATTGCCGCGCCCATTACGATGAACTACGACGCATGGGATTCTTTCAGGTTGGCGATCTCGCACTGGAAAAGCAATGTCTGACCATCTTACCGACTATGATCGCGCCGGAAGAATCACTGCTTCCGTGGTCGGGGCCATCCTCCGACACGATCCCTATCGCTCAAGCAAATGGGCATGGCGAGTCATTACCGGCAGAGAGCCTATCAGAGCCGCTGGATGGGATGCCCAACGCGGACTCGAACACGAATCCGATGCAATCGAATCTCTGGAAATCGATTTTGGACGGCTTGTTCTGGGCGGTCGTTTTGTGTGCCATCCTGATCTGTTTTGGCTTGGGGGTAGCCCTGATGGCTTCCTTGTGGAATCTGGCATTGAAATACCTGTAGAGTGCAAATGCCCTCGCAAGCTGCATTCGGTTATTCCAGAGCATTACTATGACCAAGTGCAGTTGCAGCTTGAATGCTGCAATGCGCCCTATGGGTATTTTGTGTCATGGGTAGAAGATGGCCAATGGATTCAGCTCGTAGAGCGCAATTCGTTATGGTGGAGTACTAACTTTCCAAAATTGCAAGAGTTCTACAACGAGTATATTGCGAAAGACGTGGAACCCCCACGAGGGGATAGGAGAAAGAAATGCTAATGACTGACGAAGAGAAGGAAGCATGGTTCCTTGAGCATTACGCCGCATCCAAAGAGATCATGGACAAGATCGGCGCAATGGATATCAAAGACCCATTAATAGCATTGTGCGGGATGTGTCTTGTCAGCCAGTCGAACATGATCGATTGGCTCTGGAAGAAGTATCAGGAACACAAGGGGATCAAAAATGATGGGTAATTGGAGCGATTGCGAGAACGATGACGAGCGCATGATGTTCATGCACGCGATATGGCCGACCGTAAAGGGGGCGTGTGAAGGAATCAGTGACACATGCGGCAACAGAACTGACAAGGAAGCTCGTCTGTCCAAAATCATCGGGGTGCAGGCAGAAATATCCCAATGGCTATGGGAAAAACTGAAAGAGGCAAAACATGGCAATCAAGTACAGCTTGACCGCTAAAAGTGGTCAGTACAAGGATGCACAAGGGAACCTGAAGAATTCCTATGTGCGGTGCGGCGTGGTTATGAATGGCAAGAATGATGGTGAATATGTCATCAAGCTTGAAGCCTTGCCCGTGAATTTTGACGGCTGGATCTACATGAATAAGCCGGAACCCAAAGGGCAAGGTGGACAGCGTAGACCGCAAGCAAGGCCGCAACAGTCGGAGGGATTTGATGATTCTCTGGACGACGTGCCATTTTGAGGAAATTATGACTATCCGAGATAGCAAGACCTATGCGGACGCATGGGAAACGTGTCGGCCTGTTGCAGCCAAGGCTTGCCATGACGACGAGATCGGCGTGGAGAACATGCGCCGCATGTTCTACGCGGGCGGTTATGCGCTCGTCACGTTGTTCGGCGTGGTGCGGCTCAAATGCAGCGGCGATGACAAAGCAACAGGAGAGCGTATCGTCGGCATTCTGAACGAGATCAAGCAAGAGATGGAAAGGATGCAGCCCACGCAAGAAGAGACGATTGGGGGACGCGAATGAGTCGCCTGAATAATTTTAATCGTGATGCCATTGTGGCGTCTGTTATGGCAGACGTGCCGAAAACCGATTACGCTGAAGCGGCTCGGAAGATGATTCAGCAGTATTGTGTGGACCATCTTCCGGATGGACTCAAGACGGCCCACGAGAAGCACAAGGAATGGCTAAATAAATGTACGCTCTGGAATCTTCCGAGCGGAGTAGGACAGGTTAGCGTAGTCGGCCCTGATGGCGACACGATGATGGCCATGCTTCAGAAAGATTCTATTCTCTGGGATGCGCTGATCGAGCTAGGGGTCAAGCAAAGCCAGCAGGAAAAGACGCGCCGGGAGTTGAGGGACAAACTTCGCACGGCTCTTAATTCCTGCACGACTTTCAACATGGCGCGCGAACGTCTGCCTGAGTTCGCCAAGTACATCCCGGAAGATAAAAAGGAGTCCGCGAATCTTCCAGTCATCAATATCGCTAAGGACTTCATGGCGGCTGGCTGGCCAGCAAGCATGGCGTGAAATTCACCGTGCATAAGGACGCGAACCCCAAGTACCTCCGTTGCTGGAGGATCGAGTAATCACTCGCCATCCTGAATGATGGCATCATCGCCGACTTTGGCAGAGATGGCACGGCTACAATGGCCGTGCCTCACCTTGTCTAGCAGCTTGCACAAGATGCAGCCCCACGGACGACCGTTAGCACGAGCCTTGGCGGCGCGCGTGCTGATCGTTTCGTTGTAGCTGCCAAGTAGAAAGATGCAATTCATTCCGCAATCCAGCCATCGGAGAATGTTCCAGAAGTACACCCCGGCGTATTTCAGGAATTTCATTGTTACACTCTTTCGGTTGTGTTTTTCTTATGATGACCTACCCTTGGATCAAGGATGACCCGGCCCGCGAAAGATGTAATAGTTGATTGCATTGCCGATGACGAATGAGAGAACGGAAATAAGACCCAGAAGGATCTTGTGCATGCCATCCTTACGGTGCATGTTCTCCATGAGTTCTTCCATGTCCTCCTGTAGGGAGGCAAGCACGCGGTCCTGAGCCTCAAGGCGGGCTAGGACCTTACCCATCATCACCGGATCGTAGTCATCATTCGCCATGATCTGAACCTTATTGTGAGTTCGAAATGAACCTCTCTATTGCTGACTACCTTATTGGTATTACAATTTGGATTGTAACATCTGCTTACGACTTTTTCGTAGCGGCATTTTCAAGTATTCCGTTCGTTCTTATTTTTGTCGGCTATTGCATTTGCCGAGCGATTGAGAACAACAAAATTCACTGACTGTTTACGGCTGCGCCACCTAAAAGACCCATAAGCGGAGCCGTACCGATTACCGAAGTACCAAGTTGGCGCATGAGATCCGGACGTTGCAGCAACAGGGCCATCATGGCCCTGCGCCCGGTTTCAGTGCCGTATGCTGTAGCGCCCATCCCGCCGATTGCAAGCGGGATGGGATTATGGAGCACTGTAGCGAGGCCGCCGCCAAGTGCTAGATTGGCGAGAATCCCCCGACCTGCCGTTCCTGAGTCTGGATATTTGGAGCCAAGCACATTCTTCGCAGCCGTGGCAATGTCCATGTTCAAACCCGTGGACGTTCCGCGCTGAGCTTGTGTTGCGCCAGTACGTACCGCGCCGAGATATTGCGCGGGCGTGAAAATGTTGTTGTTCCCCATCGCCTGCACACCACCGGCAGCGCGTTCGATTTGCTTGTATTGCGTCCACGCATTGCTTGCGTTCCGTAGTTGCGGCTGGATCTGCGCGGGCGAGTTGCGGACCACCTGAGCCGTCATCGCGCCATTCAGATCATCGAGCGCGTCAGCGAGCGCCAGCTTGTCGGAGTCCGGCACACCAAGGCGAAGCTGGCGTTCCAATCCGCTAATCATCGAGCGCGAATCACCCCATGCGTCGCC